GGCTTTTGCTGGCGGAAATGTTGATGATCTTCTCGCAGCACGAGATCAATTAAAAAAAGATATGGACGCAATGGTCGCCTCAAATACTGACCCCGCATATGCTGCCCAGGCTCTACAAACATATAACAAAGAATTAGAAAAAACAAATTCTCAGATAAATAACTACGTATCCAATACCGGACTTGCCGAAAAATATTTTAATACTGGTGCAGAGGCTCTGAACAAACTTGCAGAGGACGCAGGCATTAACCTACAAGACAAGTTGCTTAATTTCCGAGAAGTTCTTTCTCTCGTTGGCAAAACTGCTGAAGATCAAGCCAGACTGTTGAAAGCGGCATGGTCGGGTTTTACCGCAGGGATTGTCAATCCAGTAATGGACTATTTTGATAAACAGGCGCAGGAAAGAGAACAGTTCAAGGCCGTAAACGCAGCCGCAGAAAAACTACAAGGCGGCGATGCCGGTGTCGAGTCTCGTCAAGATTTTTTGAAGAAAGCCCTTCAATATAATGTTGGAAAATTTGGTGATGTTCAAGGTTTAATGAATACGTTCAATCAACTTGAAATGGATTTGGCGCCAGGTGGAAGATTTGCCCATCTCACAGATGAACAAAAGACAGGTTTGCGAACCGATTTACGAAACGCTGGTGGCGCCCCTGACACAATTTTGAAGAATGTTAATTTCACAGATCTCGCTAATATGTCTGGTGGAATTGGCAACATGGGTGGGCTTCTTAATAAAGAAGGTCTTGTTGACCCCAAAAAACTTGAAACCTTAATCAAAAACGAAACCGCAAAAAATCCTCTCTTCTTTCAACAATACACAGACGCCGTGTCAAACCCCGACAAAGTTATTGCTGGTTCAAGAATGAATAACTTGTTGAAAGATACTGGCTATGGGGGTACTGGAACTAGTAAAGTTCTTGGTTCTCCTGACAGAATGGTTCCCGCTGCTCAAGGCGCACAAAACTATGTAGCAAACACAACCATCACTGCGGCAATGTTGGATGGCAAAACCATTGACCAAATTGAGAGGGCTATTGCAAAAGCGTTGAAAGAGCAGAGAGAGCGCGGGATGGCGCCAGTAACTGGTGGTGTGGACACAAGGACGAATAGTTAATGGCTAACACGGTGACCGTTTGGGTAAGAATGAGGGATTCGGGAGACGAAGCAAATCGTTTGCAAGCATCCACACCTGGGGCTTTGCCTCTTATTTTGCGTATGCGTTCGTCTAACCCTTCCGAGGAGCAAGATTTTGTTTTTCCATACAGCCCACGAGAAGTCAATGTTGGGCAGTTGGCGGATGAAATGGTTCAGATACCAAGACCCGGCACTACACCTATCGTTGCATTCAAATCACACAGACTCATGACTATTGACTTCACGGCACTTATTGCCCATCCGGGCGATGGTCTTATTAGGGATGTTGAAAAAGAAATTTTCAACTTGCGGTCGTTTGCTTCAAACAGCAACAAGGTTTTCCAATTAGTTAATTATGATGTTTTTACACGAGAACCTTATGTTTTTCGCAATATGAGCGAAGAAAGAGTGAGCGGTTTATTTTTCTCCATTACGGATATGAGTGTTGATGTTACAAGGAGAAATAAAGAAAATTTGATTACTCAAGCAAATGTTAAAATAAGTTTGGTTGAGAACAGAAACCCTCGTATCAATATTGTTTTGATTCCACCTTTGGTTTTGGTAAAACCTAACCCAAACTGTTCGAAGCCCAAGTTTGCGAAGAAACATCCAGAAATTTGTAAACAAAAAGAAGAAAAACATCCGTCAGGTTTCAGTTATACCGAGGTAGCCGACGCAACTCAGATATTTAATAATAAAGGATTTGGTAAAGGCACTACAGATGTAAATCATCATAAGAATTTTAAACTGTGTTATCTCGCAGCATACAAGAAAGTTTATTGGCGTCCGATGGCAGAAACTCCTTGTCTAAAGACCAAGCCGTAGCCAATGATTAGCGACCAAACAATAGTTTTTCTTGGTAACGACCAAGCAAGCGTCAGGGCACAAATCGCTCAAAGCGTCACAGGAATAAATGTTGATTATTCTGTTGATGGCGCGTCACAAATAACGGTTGAAATTGTTGACGAAAAACTCGCAATGTGGAATAACGGATATTTTGCTGTAGGCAATCTTGTAGATTTTTTTGACGGAAACAAAATGAATTACAGGGAAAGGTACATGATCGCTTCTCATGAGATTTCTGCTGGAGAAGGCGAGTATTTTCAAATTACTTTAGCGTTAAGAACTGAATCAATTCAGCGAATGAAAATGGATAAAAAACCTCAAGCGTTGAAATCAACTACCGCCTACGATTTTGCAGAAAAAGTAGCCAAAAAGTTTGGTTTAATGTTCATAGGTCAAAAACCTGTTGGTGTAAAAACCACAACAATCAAAGTCAAAACCGAAAAAAACAAAGAATCTGTTTACGATGTTTTAGTTCGTTCCGCAAAAGATTTACAATATCTTTGTTTCGTTATGCATGCGCTTCCTCCTGACGGCACAGGAGACATTCCGTTCCCAACCTTGTTTTATGGTTCACCAAAATGGCTTCTTGGGCGTTGGGGTATAGAAAAAACAGAAGAATTTACTTTTGCCAAAATTGGTGGGGGCACAGAAAAACGTCCTCTTTTTTTTATTCCTCTTAAGTACCCCAATGACGACAAGTTGAATTTTTTTCTTACTCAAGTTCCAGAAATGCGTAGGTCAATGGACAGCCCCAAGGAGTCCGAGGGTTCAGCGAGTCTGTGGGTCGGCGACAAATATGAGGAAAACATTGGAAGTGCCTACAACATTAGAGCGGGTATGACCGTGGTCGTATATGGAATTAAAGGTTTTGACGAAACGGCATATTTAATTACTTCAGTAAAATACAGGTACGGGGAGCCAGAACCTGTAGCAATAAGTTTTGCTACGATAGACAAAATATCGCCAGAAGACAAAGCAAAAATTGATAAAAAAGTAGCGGAAACAACAGTGATCGGGTAAAGGTAGAAATGTCTATTTACGGTGATTCTATGGATGGTATGGATAGGGCTAATTCGGCTGCGCAAACGAATGCCTCTTTTTCCTCTATCCATGTGGGTGTTTTGACCGCAAAAAATGATGCTGACAGAACTGGTTTCGTGAAGATACCAGCGCTAAACAACGAGGCTCAACTGGGTCCGTACAAGTTCATGGCTCATTTTACTTTTCCCGTTACTACGCCAGTCAAACAAACTTTGACCACGACAACAGGGACAGTTTCGTCAACCACCGTAGTCACCGGGGTTTCTCTGTCAGCAACCACAACAAGTATCTCTGGTGCCTACAGTTCAACATTAACCTTGCCAAATGTGGGAGAACGGGTTCTTGTTGTATTATTGAATGGTTCCCTTGATGAAGGCGTGATTGTAGGGTCAATATGAACACAATTAGATTACCGATGCGGTTTAAGAAAGATAATTTTGAGATGGAAACAATACTTGAAAACACTGATGAATATTATGCAAATCTACTTGGTTTGACTGTGCAAATGGTTCCAGGTGCTTTGCCTATATCAACTTTTTACGGTGTAGAAGACCCAACTTTTGAGTCAAGAGCAATGGCAAAAGTTGGTTTGACTTTAAGCAATCTAATTCCAGAAATAAGAGTCACGACCAGTGAGGCTGTTGTTGACAACAACGGACAAACAAATCTGGCTATCAAATTTGATCGGTTGGTATAACTGTGCCTTCACCAGACTTTAGCGAATACGTTGACCTCACCATCTTTGACAAAGATATTACTGATGTTTATGACGACGCCGTTGAATACGCACAAATTGCTTTACCGGAATTTACCCCAAGGGTAGGAACAATAGAGAACGCAATACTTGAAGCCACATCACATCAAACAGCAAGCATGATTGCAACTTTTAATCGTATGCCCGATGGGCTTATGGAAGGGATATTGAAACTAATTGGGTTTGACCGTATAGAGGCAACATCTTCGTTGGCAACAGTTGAAATCATTTTGTCTGTGAACACTGGTCAAACTATTGCTGCAGGCACCGTTTTCTCTTACGATGTTTACGACGGCGCTGGTGTTTTGACACAAAACCTCTACGAAACGACCGTAGACCTGACAATCGCAAACGGTAGTACAACCGGTTCTGTATCTGTTCAAGCGTCAACCCCGTCTCTATACCCAGATATTCCAATCCCATCTAATTTGACAGTTGTATCAAGTACACCTTTCATTTTGTCAGCCAGCCTCACGGCTTTGACTACAGCGGGAACAGACTCCGAAACTGATGAAGAATACTTTAATAGAGGGGTCACTTTCTTAAGTTCTTTAAGTAATGCAATAACAACAGCGTCTCAGTTGACGAGTTATATTGCAGTTAACTATCCAACCGTTTCAAGGTTCAAGGTTTACGATTTAACTCAAGCAAAAGAAAACGATATTACTAATGCTGTGCTTACTTCTAATGTGGTTACTTTGACAACAAGATATGCTCACGGGTTCTCTGTTGGCGATGTTGTGGATGTTGCGGATATGGCAAACAACGTATATAACGGAACATACACAATAACTGTCGTACCATCAACTACTAC